CGCAAGGAAGCCAACCAGATCGAGGATCCAGGCCTGCGGGCGCAGACCATTGCAGCCATCAACGACGCACTGGTTCGGCAGTTGCCCATCGTCGAAGACCTGGTGCGGGCGAACGCAGAGTACCAGCGCAGTTTCGAATACGGCGCCAAGTCAGCTCTGCGCACCTACATTGATGATGCGACCAACGCGGCCAAGCGCGCCCAGCAAGTCACGGCCAATGCATTCAAGGGGATGGAGACGGCACTGACCCAGTTCGTCATGACCGGCAAGCTGGACTTCAAATCGCTGGCCGATTCCATCATTTCTGACTTGGTGCGCATTCAAATCCAGCGCTCCATCACGCTGCCTTTGGCAAATGTGATGAATGGTGCGATGGCTGGGCTGGATTTGGGCTCGATGTGGGGCAGCCTGTTTCCTTCGGCCCAAGGCAATGTGTTCGAAGGCCCTGCCTTATCGGCCTACCGCAACACGGTGGTCGATCGGCCGACGCTGTTCCCGTTTGCACAAGGCGCAGGCTTTGCGAGCGTGCCTCGCATCGGCCTCATGGGAGAAAAACCCGGCAGCCCAGGTGAGGCCATCATGCCGCTCACGCGCATGCGCGATGGCGATCTGGGCGTGAAAGTCCATGGCGGTGGCAGCACGGTGATTGTCAACGTCATCGAGGCCGCTGGCAAAGGCGGTCAGCAACAGCAGCGCACCGACAGCAACGGCAACCAGGTGATCGACGTCTGGGTGGAGCAGATCACGGCCAAGGTCTGGGGCGATGTGGCGCGCGGAGCCGGTCCTGGCCCGGGCGTGCTGGCCAACACCTATGGCCTGAACCGCGTCGCAGGCGCGTACTGATTCGGAGACAAATATGGCCACCTGGCCCACAACCTTGCCTCGGCCCTTGGTCGCTGGCTATGCGATCGCGCCCGTGGATGCCACCGTTCGCACCGACATGGAGGCTGGAATGCCCCGTGTGCGCCGCCGCAGTGCTGCGCGCAATGACCAAGTGAGTGTGTCCTGGCGTTTCTCCGATGCCCAAATGGCCGCGTTTCGCGCTTGGTTTGATGGCGACTGCGCCAATGGAGCCAGCTGGTTCACAGTGGACCTGAACACCGGGGACGCCGGACTGCGCTCGGTCCAGGCCCGCTTCGTCGGCCCCTGGCAATCTGAAATGCAGTCCGGCCCGCGCTGGCAGGTGAGCGCAAAAATGGAGGTGCGTTGATGCCGGATGACACTTTGAGCCTGGCGATCAAGGAGGCTTACGCCAGCGCGCCATCGAACCTGGTGATTCACCACACGCTGGAGATCTGGCATCCTAACTTCACCACGCCGATCCGGGTGGTGCGTGATCACGTGGATCTCACGGCCAAGCTGGAGTCGAGTGCGCCGCGCAACGCGGGTCAGTACGTCACCTTTGTGGGCTACGCCTTTGATGTGGTGCCGCCCGAGGTCACGCACACCGCCGTGCCGCAATGCGTGATCGAGATCGACAACGTCAGCCGGGACATCCTGGCCAACGTGGAGGCGTCCATGAACGGACAGCCTGGTAGCAGCGAGTTGATCACCGTGACCTACCGGGCATTCCTGTCCTCAGATCTCACGGCTCCGCAGAACAACCCGCCGCTGACCCTGACCGTGATGTCGATTTCCGCCACCGTGTTCCGGGTGCGTGCCACCTGTGGGTTTCCGAACCTCGCCAACAGGCGGTTTCCTGGCCTGGACTACACGGCCGAAGTATTTCCTGGACTGATTGCGCAATGAACCCTTCAAACCATGATGACAGTACTCCGCACTGGGCCAGCCAGTACATCGGCCAGCCCTGGGTGGCGGGCAGCAGCGACTGCTGGTCGTTTGCGCGTCGTGTCTGGCGTGAACGATTCGGCTGGGATGTGGCGGCCATTGATGTGGATGCGGCCAGTCGCTTGGCCTCGCTGCGTGCCTTTGACGATCATCCGGAATACGGCCATTGGAAGAGTGTGAGCGAGCCACGTGAAGGCGATGCCTGCCTGATGGGCAAATCCGAACGCCCGAGCCACATTGGCATCTACCTGCAGGCCAATGGAGGTGGTGTGCTGCATTCCCTGGAAACCGCCGGTGTGGTCTTCACCCCGGTGGCTGCATTGCCCAGCGTGGGCTTGAGGGTGCTGTCATGGCATCGACGGCGCTGATTTCACCCAGCCAGCCTTTCGCCCACAGCATCACCGTCCGCAATCCGTTCCATCCGCACCAGGACCGCCAGATCACGGCGATCCCGGGGCCGGTGCCCCTGCTTGCGCTGGTGCCTGAGATGGATCAGCCCGTCCTGGTACTGCGAAACGGTGAAGCGCAATTGCGTGCCACCTGGGACCAGCCGGTTCGCTGCGGGGACTTGATCGCCATCATCGTGCTGCCGCAAGGTGGTGGCGGTGGTGGGTCAAACCCCCTGCGCATGGTGCTGATGCTGGCGGTGATGGTGTATGCACCCATGCTGGCCAGCAACTTGGCCTGGGCAGGGGTGTCTGCGGGCAGCATTGGCTCGGTGGCGGCTTTCCACGCGTTCGTCTCGGTGGCCACCGCTGGTATCACCATGGCAGGGATGGCGCTGGTCAATGCGGTGATCCCGCCACCCAAGCCCACCACCGCCCAGCAAGCCGCGAGCCTGGCGGCCCCGTCGCCCACTTACAACCTGCAAGCGCAGGGCAACATGGCCCGGCTGGACCAAGCCATTCCGGTGCAGTACGGACGGGTCTGCGCCTACCCGGACTTCGCCGCGCAGCCTTATGTGGAATACGCGGGTAACGAGCAGTACCTGTACCAGCTGTTATGCCTGGGCATGGGCGAGTACGCGATTGAAGCGATCCGCATCGAGGACACGCCCGTCGCGAACTTTGCTGAGATCGACTATGAGGTGATTCCACCCGGTGGCGCGATCACCAAGTTCCCAACCAATGTGGTCAGTTCGGTAGAAGTCTCTGGCCAGGAGCTGGCTGGCAGCATTGCCGCCACCTACACCCAGTCCGGCACGACGATCACGGTCACGCTCAATGCTCATGGGTATGCCGTGGGCTGGGTGCTGTACCTGGATGTCACGTCTGGAACTTCAGTCGATGGCGCTTACACCATTGCCACGGTACCCAACGCAAACACCTTCACAGTGACGGCGGCCAGCAGTCTCTCGACCAGCGGTAATGTCACCCTGCAGCACTACATCGGCGGTTTCGTGGCGAATGCCGCTGGCACCCAGGCCAACACCCTGGGGCTGGACTTTATCCTTTCGCGCGGGCTGTATGAGGCACAAAACGATGGCAGTCTGAGGGAGCTGAGTCTGTCGGTCGCCATCGAGGCCCGCACACTGAACGACCAAGGCGTGGCCACGGGCAACTGGGTGTTGTTGGGCAACAAGACCTATACCGCCAAGACCACCACGCCGCAGCGCAATTCCGAGCGTTTCATGGTCACCGGTGGCCGCTACGAGGTGCGTGTGCGACGCCTGGATACCAAGCAGACCGACACCCGCTTTGGTCATGAAATTCTCTGGGGTGGGCTGCGGGCCTACCTTCCCGAGACGCGGACATTTGGCAATGTGACCTTGATTGCGATGCGCATGCGCGCGTCCAACAACCTCTCGGCCCAAGCCTCGCGCAAGATCAATGTGGTCTGCACCCGCAAGCTGCCGGTGTGGAATGGCAGCAGCTGGTCTGCGCCGGTGGCCACCCGCAGCATCGCCTGGGCGCTGGCCGATGCCTGTCGCAACACCACCTACGGGGCCAAGTTGCCCGATGCGCGCTTGGATCTGGCCGGGTTGAAAGCGCTGGATGCGCTGTGGGCCAGCCGGGGCGACGAGTTCAATGCCCGCTTTGATTCGGCGCTGAACTTTTGGGAGGCGATCACCAAGATCGCGCAGGCGGGGCGAGCCAAGCCGTACATGCTCGGCGGCATCATCCGGTTTACCCGTGATGGCGCGCAGAGCCTGCCGGTGGCCATGTTCTCGATGCGCAACATCGTGCGGGGCAGTTTCGGCGTGGAGTACCTGCTGCCGTCGGACGACATGGCCGACGCGGTAGAAGTCTCGTACTGGGACGCCGAAGTCTGGGCCACACGCCGTGTGACGGCCAAACTCACTGGCAGCACAGCCGCCAAACCCGCCCGGATCGAGCTGTTCGGTGTGACCAGTCGCCAGCAGGCCTACCGTGAAGGGTTGTACCAGGCGGCCAGCAACCGATACCGCCGCCGATTGGTGAAATTCACCACCGAGATGGAAGGCTTCATACCGGCGTTTGGCGACCTTATCGCCATCCAGCACGACATGCCGGCCTGGGGCCAGTTCGCAGAATGCACGGCGTGGAATGCGGCGAGTCGGACGCTGACCGTCTCGGAACCCATGACCTGGAGCACGGGCACTCACTACGTGGGCCTGCGCACCAAGACCGGTGGGGTGGATGGCCCGTATGCAGTGACACGGGGTGCGACCGACAACGAACTGGTGTTCGCCGTGGCGCCAACGCTGCTTCCCTACACGGGCGCCGACTACGAGCGCACCCACATCGCCTTCGGTTGGGGTGAGACCTGGCGGCAGTTGGCCAAAGTGATTGCGGTGCGGCCTCGTGGTCTGCACCAAGTCGAGATCGAAGCGATCAACGAGGACCCGTCGGTTCACAGCGCCGATCAGGGTGTCACCGCCCCGGCGGTGGTGACCAGCCAGTTGACCACGCTCTACACCACGCCGCTGATCGCGGATCTGACGCTGCGATCTTCCACCACCGACAACAGCAAGGCCTTGTTGACCTGGACGCCAGCTCCTGGCGCTGAGACCTACCAGATCGAGATGGCAGCGGGCAGCAACCCGTACGCCGCCAACCTGGTCTGGACGCGGGTGGGTGAGACCAGTGCCAACAACTTCGCAGTAACGGCGCTCTATGGCGCGCAAACCCTGATCCGGGTGCGTGGCGTGGGTCTGACCGCAGGGCCGTGGGTGGCGCTCTTCTACGGCAGCAGTGCCGACTACATGTGGGTCAGTGATTCGCAGGCGATGTGGCAGGCCAATGCGGCATTGCTCATGTGGCGCTACTGACTGATTGCGCAAACAAAGAAAGCAGGAGTTCAGCAATGAGCGCCCCCAAGTACGACATCCCACTGGCGCAAGGCGAAACCTTCTACACAGCACTCACCCTCGACGAGGGCGGGGCGGTGATGGACCTGACGGGCTATGTCTTTGAAGGCCAGATCCGTGCCACGCCGGAAGAACCCACCGTGCTGGCGAGCTTTGGCTTTGATGAAAGTCGTCTGGCCAGTGGCACGGTGGTCATCACCTTGCCCGCGTCGGTCACCAGTGCCTTGCCGGTGCGAGCCTGTGTGTACGATCTGTTCATGACCAGCCCGGCAGGGATTCGCACCCAGCTGCTCAGAGGCAATGTGCTGGTGGCCATGCGCGTGACGCGCAATTGACGGGTGACCCATGGCCATCCGCATCTCCATCACCACGCCGCGCCAGCCGGGCGTCACCGTGCAAACCGACACCCAAACCGTGCGGGTGCAACCGCAAGGCCTGCGCACGGTGCTCACCAACATCGGTGTGCCGGGTCCCACCGGCCCAAAGGGTGACAAAGGCGATCAGGGCGTGCTCGACCCCGATGCCGTCATCGACGCCGGCTATTTCTGACTCGGCAGTTCTAAACATCAAGGAGCACCAACATGCCCCAAACCATCCAGATCAAGCGCTCGACCACCACCGCCACACCGCCATCCCTGGCCGCAGGCGAGTTGGCCTGGTCGGAAACGTCCAAGAACCTCTTCATTGGTGAGAGTGGGAACGCCCTCACTGCCATTGCTGGTGCGGGCACCTTTGCCAAGAAGGCGGACAGCTTTGCCATCTCGGGGGACGTGTCCGGCACCGGAACCGTGTCTGCCGGAGTCGCGGTGGCTTTGCCTGCAACCGGTGTCACCGCTGGCAGTTACGGCAGCGCCACCCAGGTCGGCCAGTTCACGGTCGATGCCAAGGGGCGATTGACGGCGGCGGCCAATGTGTCCATCACCCCGGCCTGGACCTCGATCACAGGCAAGCCAACCACACTAAGTGGCTACGGCATCACCGATGCCTTGGGCCTGACCACTGCTGCGCCCAGTGCGCTGGCGGCCAGTGCAACAGTCGGCACCGCTACCACCGCCGCACGCGCCGACCACGTTCATGCCTTGCCCACACCAGCAGCGATCGGTGCCATCGCCACCACGGCCATTGGTGCGGCCAACGGCGTGGCGGGTCTGGGTGCCGACGGCAAAGTGCCGACCTCGCAGTTACCGGCGGTGGCCATTGGTGGCATGAACTACCAGGGCACCTGGAACGCCAGCACCAACACCCCCACCATTCCAACGGCGTCGAGCAGCAACAAGGGCTTTTATTACAAGGTCGCCACGGCCGGTGCCACCAACGTGAGCAGCATCACCGACTGGCAGGTAGGGGACTGGATCGTCAGCAATGGATCTGCCTGGGACAAGATCGACAACACCGATTCGGTCTCCAGCGTCAACGGCGCCACCGGTGCCGTGACCATCACCACCATCACGGGCAATGCGGGTACCGCCACCAAGCTCTTGACGGCGCGCACCATCGCCATGACGGGTGATGTGAGTTGGACGTCCGCCGCCTTTGATGGCTCGGCCAACGTCACGGGTTCTGCCACCTTGGCCAGCACGGGTGTGACGGCGGCCAGTTACGGCTCTGGTGCCTTGATTCCGACCTTCACGGTGGACGCCAAGGGCCGACTCACCCTTGCCGGCACCACGACCAACACCCCCGCTTGGAGCAGTGTCACCGGCAAACCCACCACGCTGGCCGGTTATGGCATCACGGAT